TCGTGATTCGTTAGCAGCGAAAGCCCAACGCCAATTGCTGCCGATCCTGCGATGATAATCACCACTTCGAAGTCTTTCTTAAATAGTCGACGCACCAATTCAGTAAATCCGATGACTGCTACTGGTATTAAAACTGTAATGATGAAGTTAGTTATCATGTCAAATTCTCCTTAAAATTTACATTTACTTTACATCTCACTTGCGAATGTCAAGTAAAACGCTTTTTAGTTTACATCTCTCTGATAAATGTCAAGCGAAATTGCTTCCGAGCAGGCATCTTTCAGTATTTTGGATTCTAGCCTCCACTGTTCGCTGAATCACAGCTCCTCGCGGATCTTTCAACGGCTCGCCCGTTTTCGGGTCGTGCAGCCTGGGACGCTGTGCGCGTCAACCAGGCACTGCAGGCAGTCATTGTATGTCGAGCCTGCCGGCATCTCTGGCGTGGTCTTGCCAATGTGCAGCGTCACGCAGCCGCAAGCCTTGCATTCGCGAAAATACAGGCTCGACTTCGTGATCGTGATTTTCGACAAGTCTGGCGTCATTATGGCAGCCTCAACACCTGCCCTGGAAATATCAGGTTCGGGTTAGGTATGCCGTTGATATTAGCCAGCGTCTGATAATCAGTACCATGCGCTGCTGCAATAGCGCTTAAAGTGTCGCCTCGGCGTACTGTGTACGATTTAGCTGCTGGCGCCGCGCCAGTGACTTTCAAAACTTGGCCTGGGTAAATCAGGTTTGGATTTTGAATGCCGTTGATGGCTGCCAGGTTCTGATAGGTCGTACCATACTTTGCAGCGATGCCGCTCAGCGTGTCGCCCGATTGCACTGTATAAGTTTCGGCCGCTGGCTGCGGTGTCGGCTGTGCGTCGGCAATCTGCCCAGCATGTCCAGCTGGTGCTGGCGCACCACCGGCGTACTTATCCCAAGCTGCAGCGTCGCCGTAGAACTCGTTGCAGTCGAGGTTGCCGCCCCAGCCATCGAGCCGGCCGCTCGAAGTCCATTGCCACATCGCGTAGCCGCTCCAATATTTAACGCTTGGCGGCGTGCCAGCTTGGCTCATGTCGTAGTTGAAGTCGGCGGCCATGTCGCGATACTTCGCAACCCATAGGCCGTAGTCGGCTGCAGCAACAATGCCCCAATCGTGGCTGTTTACCACGCTCTCTGACATGTAGATGAGCGGCTTCACGCCTGTTCGTTCTTGTACTCGATCCAGCCAGCGGCGCGCCCACGCTACGTCACCAACGTTGCCGCCGTCTTCCCAGTCAAGAATAAGCATAGCGTGCTTGATGTAGCCTTGGATATTGTCGACGAAAAAGTCAGCCTCAGCGATCGCGTCATTGCTGCCGTTTCTCGCAAAGTGATAAACACCGAGCTTTTTGCCAGCTGCCGCTGCTTGCTGATAATGCTGATCGCAGCTTGGGTTGACGTAATTCGTCCCCTCAGTCGCCTTTACGATGACGAAATCTGCCGGGATTTTACCAGCGTCCAAGCCAGCCTGCCAGCTTGATATGTCAATTCCTTTCATTGACTCCCCTTTCTTATTACTTCGCTACAATCGCCGAGCGATTGCGGATAATATTTGCACCAATTCATCAAGCGGTCAATCACCGGATACCACCGCCAGATGACGATCGCTCCGGATAAAATCATCACTATCAGAATTGTCAAAAGTATGCGGGCGACCCATCGCCCAACTGAATGTTTGGTAGCCTTAAAACTCATGCCTCTATGATAGCACGCTCGGAATTCTCACGCTACCGTCGATTAGCTTCATCAGGATAAACAGCATTAAACCAATCACCAATATGACGATTGTGTTTGCTGCCCAGTCCTTAAATTTTAACCGTAAAGTCGCCATCATCGATTTGGCTTCTATTTCGGCTTTGTCTTCGAGCGCGTCGAGGCGTTCGTTTATTTTTTCGTGGTCGGCCGAGTGCTTATCGATATAGTTTGTCAAAATCTCCGGCGTGACAAATTTCATACTGGCCAGTTGCTGCACTAGCGAATCGACCGATCCCTCAATTTTTGCCACGGATTTTTTTGTGTACTCCATGTCTGTCGACAGAATCGCCACCTTTTTGTCAATTTCATGAAGCAGCGCTTCGCTATCTTTATTTTGCTCATTCATCAAACTAATTTTAGCATTTTATGCCGGCCTCCTACAAAGCTTTATCGGCCGTGTTGTAAATAAAGCTATACCGTTACTGGGAATGGGTCGTCTGTAATCCAGCTGGTTGTGCCATACCATTCGTTATGGCCATTGTTCGCAACGTAAAATATGTAATCTTGATCGCCGCTAAAGAACCTAATTGACCCTACAGCGTTTAATCGCCCTGAATTCCAGCCGGTCAGCGTCATTGTGGCTTCATCTTGAAGTGGCGAGACTTTAAATCCTTTAGGGACTTTAGAATCAACAATGCCTGTACCTGGATTGTGCTGAGCTTTTGATTGACCCGTAGGCATAATAGCATTAGTTTTAACAATGGCGGTTACCATATTTCCTCTTCGAATATATTCACAAAGCAGTACGCCGACCGGCTCTCTCTTTATAATCGTCGGCTCTACATTAAAATTCACCGCCTCGTCGGTTCCTGGGGCGAAGTCTGGCGAGATAAAGATATCGCGGATCTCTAGGTTCTCTAGCGTCGTACCGTTTATCATATAAAGATAAACCATAGTTGATGTAGACGCTACAACAATGCCGAATCTGGTTGTCGGCGGTGTCCCCTGCTTAAACTGCACCCGTAGGCCGTTTGGATAGCGGCGAATGTCGCCCTCTGGAACGGTAATCGCAGCTATTCCGTTGTCAAAACTGCTATAAATCCAGTGTTCAGCTGGTGTCGTCCAGCCGCTTGGCAAAACACCGGTGAATTTACCGATCGTGATTGATCGGTTTTGTCCATCGCGCACAATCGGTATGATATCGTTCGCTCTGGTGCTTTCTACCGGCTGAAATTGACTTATTTTTTGCTGCCCTGGGTTCATTTTCTGATTCCTTTCATTTAGCTTTATTATATCACTCTGATTCGCGTTCGCGGTTGTCCATATTGCGCTTCAGGTCTTGAATTCGCTTCGATAATCTCGGCCGTAGTATGTTGAATTTCAATTCTGCGGTCTCGAGCTTCTGCGTGATAGCGACAATCTGCATTTCTGGTGCGTCCATCGTTGCACTGAAGCCTTGATACTGCGTCAACTCGCCAAGATGAATATCTAACGCCTCATATTTTGGCGATGCGAACGTCGCTTCTCCCGAGAATACTGGCTTGCTGCCTCGCTGGATCTCGCCCTCAACCACCAGCTTGGCGCTGGTTTCGTCTTTATAGCGACTGTCGGACAGTTTCTTGAAGCCGCGGCGTATCTCGGCGATACTGTGGTCGTCTCGGCCGGCCACCACGAGTGTTTTACCATCTGCCTTTTCGCCACCAATGAATATCACGTCGTTCACCAGCTCCTCGATAGTCTTGACGAGTTTCGGTGTGCCGATGACGTTTTTGCCGCGCTGCAGCTTTCGCTTCACGGTTGTCGGCCTCGGGTGGGCGTGTACGATATTCTCAGCGTAGTCGTAGTAATAGTGCCAGTCAGCTGGCATCGATTTAAACACGGCAGCGATAGCTTCGCTAATTGTCGTTACGTCATTAAAGCGAATAGTCACCTTGGTGCCGGTGTCTTCGATGCTGGATTCGGTGTAGCGACAGCGTGCGCCTTGCTTCTGCGCGAAGTCTATCAGCTCTCGCAAGATGTCGCTTGGGTCTTGCGAATAAAAGGCTCGCTTGTAGTCGCCTGGTTTTTCGTAGAGAGAGAATGCCAAATCCCAGCCGAAATCTTGCCAGAACGGATTGTCGTGATAATTGTTATGCTGCAATCCCTGGCCGGTAGTGAAGCGGCCGCGTCTGTCAACCAGCAGCTCTACTGGATATGGGAAGCTGTCTTTATACTGTGATCCACCTTGTGCCGACAATTTAATAATGAAGCGTTTGCCGTTAGTCATTCGTACGCTCTTATTGAACGGTATAAATAATTTTTCGTATACGCTGCGGCCTACTGGTATCACCACAGCGCCACTAGCTTCAATCGTCCCGTGGTTTATGTCGGTCGAGTACGAAAATAGCTCAGCATACAGCGTAGTCATATTTTCGGCTAGGAGATCTTGCCTAAGCCCTGGAGAGCATACTGAATAAAGCTCAATACCAGCGACCGTCTTGCTGCCGGTGGTTACCTGTATGGTCTGAATTATTTCGTTGCAGTACCCCCATCGACTCGAGCCGAAGCCTATCGTCGCCAGCCCGTACGGCTTATGTTGGTAAGCTACCTCTGCTTCGGTCTGCAGATAGATATGATTTAGCTCCTGTGAGTGGCTGAGGACTGTTGCAGTCACCTGGCTGTCGGTGTTTCCTGCCGACAACTCCCACTGGCTGATATATCCATTAAATAAAGAGCGGCCCTCTGGATGGCCGTCAGCCACCACGATAATCCTCGCGTCCTCGGTGATGATGTTTTTGCCGTCCTCAGTTAGCCATGGCAGGTACTCGCCATATCGAACGCTGGCACTGATATTGACGTTGGTGTCGATGTTTGTGCCGCTTCCAAGTCCCATCGGCGTGGTCATGCTCCCCACTATCTTATAGCCAAGCTCAGTCAGCATGTTTTCGTTTATCTCGGTCATAATTTCAGTGACCACGCTGCGTTTTGTCGCGTCGTTTTGAGCCAACTTCATTGTCATGTGCGAATGCAGCGAGTTGACTTCCGACTGGATAGCCGGTGTGCTGGTCACGGTATTTATCTGACCAAGGTACGTTCCGTCCTTAAGATAGGCGCTGTATATGACTTCGGCCGCCTCATTGCTAGGTTGCTTCTGCGAAAGCGTCGCCATCATCTTGATTTCGTTAGTAATATTAAATCGATAAGTGACGTCGGCTTCAAGTACGAGATGAACGCTGGTGATTTGCATCGATATGCTCCCGCCGCCGATCGGCTGTCCGTCTCCGTCGAACGCGAATGATATCTTTTTCGGAACAACATCGCTATTGAGCGTTGACAGGTCAAATCCGTCAAGTACCACCCCGTCGGTCATCCAGGTGTTACCAGAGAACATATCAATTATTTTGAACTTAAAGGAGAAGCCGACGTCGCTGCTTTTCAACTGTTCAGCTGTCACGCCCCATTCGTCCATCGTGCCAGTCAAGACGAATTGTGGTTTGAAAAAGTTGGCAATGCTGCCAATATGAATATTGCCGACTTCCTGCCCGTCGATTCGTAGCCTCGCCCGCCCAATATTTACAGAGTTAGGCCCTGACAATGTTATCGATGAATGAAATTCACCGGTATGTGGCTCAATTTCTGTGTTTTTCCACGTATAGAAATAGTCGCCGCCTCCGGTAATAGAATACGACTGAGGTTTCTTCGTCTGGAGCTGTGCCATCGGCTAAGCCTCCACAATAGTTAGGTTGCCTGGTTGCACCTGCAAAGTTTCAGGCGCCATCACTTCAAGCGGCCACGGCAGTGCGTCAAACGCGATCATCTCGCCGCCGGTTTCTGCTGTAAACAATGCCCAGTACCTGAAAACGCCGCCCGGCACTTGAATCGCCACGACGCTGTCGTTGGTGGCCGTGCCGTCCTTGTCGTCAATTTTCCAGGAGGACACCTTGCCTCTTTTATAGTTCTCTTTTGGCTCGCTTTTCGTGTCGCCGGTATAATTCGGGTGTTTTTCAAGCAAGCCAGCGTAAACGCCGCCGGTTCGCTTCTCGACCTCAATCCCGAGTAGGAACTTCACTGAGCGCTTTCGTTCGTTGTAGGTTTTTGGCATTGCTTCCCTCCTGTTTAGATATATTTTGGATTATAAACGGCTCGCAGCTGGTGGCTTCGCATGGCCAGGTTATCCTGGTACTCGAGCATTCCCGCCCCATATTCCCAGCACGGGAACGTGCCGCTGGCTCGCAACTGCATGCTGTTGTGGATAATAGTCTTGGCTTCGCAGTCGACCGTTATCACGTCGCCGGCTTTCAGGTTCGCGTTGAACGTCAGGTATTCGCTGCTGTCTGGATTTCCGAGCGTTATCTCAGTGCTGCTGCTGCTGCTGCTGCTGCTGCTAATGATTATAGTAGGTTTTGCTCGATATGTCCCGATGTTCTCGACGGAGATGGCGCTTGCAGCCGTGCTTATGTTCGTAGTGGCGCTGAAATCAATCAGGCCGACCGACGACCTCGCCGCTGGCGATTCGCACTCCATCTCAAAGCTGAAGCCGGCGCGGCTAACGTCGAATGATCCGCGGCTGATGTTTAGGTTCGTGGCTACGCCGCTCCAAATTCGGTATCCCTCTGGGAAGTTTGTCGCTAGCTCGATTTTCTGGCCAAATGTCAGCGTTCGCTTCAGCCAGTCGATTAGCCAGTCGCATTCACGCTGGCTCGACGCTGAAACTTGCCCGGCGACAGAGATGGTTCGTCCTGCAAAGTGACCGCTATTCAGCAAGATTCGGCCGTCGTCTCGTGCCAGGTCACCGCTGTCGACTGTTCGCTTGGCTATGCCGAACAGGTTCGTGGATTGCACTCGGACGTTGCCGCCATTGTTGAGGTCAAATCCGTTTAATAAAAATCTGCGTCTGTCGCCGTTCGTCATGTCGGTACTCCCATCGATGCCAAGTCGCCGTCGCGGTCAAGTCTCTTGAAGAACGCGTCGGCTGCTTCTGGCGTGTTTATTACAATTTGTCCATTGAACTGGTTCGTCGTGTTTCGGTTGCCGCCAGAATTGCTGACGTTAGTGACACCACCGCTACCAGTAAGCGTCGCTCCTGGCCCGTTGATACCGCTTCCCGCGAACGATAAGCCGCCGAGCGACATGTCACCGCTCAAACCGTCGTAAACGTCGCTAGCGATGTCTGTGGCGGTTTTAACGACAGCGTCTCGCATGCTTTCCAAGCCGCCGCTCCAGCCTTGCATCATAAATTTACCCATCTGCGCCATCACGCGGCTCGGCGATTTAATGCCGAAGAAGTTCTTCACGGCATCGAGCGCGCCGCTACAGATCTCTTTGATCTTATTGACCACCGCGTCTTTCGCGCCGGCCACTCCCTTGACGATTCCATCGATCAGGTTCTTGCCGGCGCTGGTGAAGTTTCCGACAAAATTGACCACTGCGTTATAGGCGTTTTGGACTGCGTTCTTGATCGAGGTGGCAATCTGGCCAACCGTGCCAACCACGTATCCGACTGCGGTCGCCACTGGATTTATGATGTAGTTCTTTATGGCGTTCATCAAGCCGTTTACCACGGCCGCAATGCCGCTAAAGACTGCATTGATGACGGCGCTCATCACGTTGAGTATCGGCTGAATAAATGGCAGTATGGCGTTCCAAACCGCCGTGATCACTCCCCAGATGGCGCTCATCACGCTGCTTATCACGCTGACAATAGCGTTGAATACTGTCGATATCACCGTCCAGATGACCTGCAGTATCGGCGTTACCACGGCGACGATGGTATTCCAAACAGTCGACACAACGGTAACGACGAACGTCATCACGGCATTGATGACTTCTCCCATGTGCGTAAAGATGTAGCCGACCGCTTCGCCAAATGGTACGAGCACATTGTTCCAAATGGCCATGATTGTGCCATAAAATATCACGCCGATAATCTGCACAATGGTGCTTATTATCGTCCACACCACTTCAGCGATTCCGCTGAAAATAGTCCAAACTATTTGGCCAAATCCGACGATGGCGGTTATTATCAAATCGACAATCTGAAATACAGGGGTCAAAATGGTTAGTATCGTGCTGATGACTTTGCTTATCACGCCAACGATAGTGCTTATCACGCCGACGACTATGCTGATTCCTTTCGCCACCACACCAACAATCACGCCAATTACTGAGCCGATGACGCCTGCGGCAGTTCCAATCGCTCCTGCAATCGTACCGACGATATTCACCACCACACTAATCACTGAGCCGATGACGCTGGCTATGTTTCCAATAACAGAGCCAATCACTGTCCCTATCTGCCCTAGCACCGCTCCTATCTGGCTGACGATTCCATTGACGAAGTTTCGGAATCCCTCGTTCGTGGCGTAAAGCCAAGCGACAAAGCCAACCACTGCGGTGATGATGATGGCTATCCAGCCAACAATCGGTATCGAGCTGATGGCCGCTCCAAGTCCGGCCGCTCCGCTGCTCAGGCCTGAAAACACCACTTTGCCGACTGTTCCCATCACGCCAAGCGCGCTGGTTATTCCCTTGACGGCGGTTTTGGCTGCCGCACCGACAAACGTCCACGCCGTCGCTCCCTCTTTCGTAACTTTCGTGACATCTTTCCAGCCCTTGCTGATATCGCTGACTGCCACCGCAGTCTTAAAGCCAAGGGCGGCCGCTTTGGCCGCGACATACATGCCGATTAAAACTTTGAGGGCTGGGACGGCGTTTTGCAAAATAAACGTCACTACCTTGACGATTTCCTCGCGATGCTCTTTGATAAACTTCGTGGTCTCGGTGACGCGGTTGCTCATCTGGTCAAACAGCCCGCCGGCTTCAATCACCATGCCCTTTATCGGGTCAATCTTAATTCCCAGAATCTCCAAGCCAACGCTTCGTATCGTACCGCTCAAACTTATCATGCGGTTTTGGAACGTGTCGGTCATCTGGCCGATGTCAAGGCTGGCCGCGTAGTTCTCCATCGCCTTGACGAACTCTTCAGCCTTAACTTTTCCACCGTTTATCTTCTCGCTTGCCTCCTGCATCGATATGCCGAAGTGCCGAGCGAGGATTGTCGTCAATGGGATATTGTTGTTGATCAGCTGGAGTGCGTCCTGGCCAAACAACGCGCCGCGGCTGGTCACCTGGCCAAACACTAACGCTAGGGCTTGCAGGTCTGCGCCGTTGACGATAGACATGCGAGATAGCGTGTCCATATCCTTGACAACGGTTTGCGTGGTTCGGCCGTACCCTAGCAGCGTTTTGGCTGCCTTGGAAGCGTCTGGGAATGCAATCGGCTTGCCGAGCGTATAGTTGTACAGCTGGCCGAATACTTTGTTCGCTTCACCAACACTGCCGGTCAAAACGCCAATCTGGCGCTGGGTCATCTGCAGGCTGCTGGCAAGGTCGACGAAATATTTGCCACCAAAAGCACCGCCGGCTGTGAATGCGGCGGCGGTCTTGATCAGCTTCATAATCCCCGAAGCCATGCCGTCCAGGGCGCTTGCTGCCTTGGAGGCGAATGATGTTGTAGAGCCAGCGGCGGACGACATGCTCGACTTCATCGAGCTGCTCAACTTCTCGACATCGCGCTGAATCTGGCTGAGCGTCTTACTCGCACGGTTCTGCGCTTCAATCACAAGTCTGAGCTGGCTGTCTTCCATTGCTACCCCTTAATATTTAGATTTTCGTCTCATCTCCGCCTCCTGGCGTTCGGCTTCGTAGCCCTCCTCATTTAGCTTTATCTCGATGGCTTGAATCAACCAGTGAGGTTGGCTTACGTAGTCCTGAAATGTCCAGCCCATGGTCTGGCATATGGTAGCAATTTGGATCTCCTGCGGTATTTTCGCGTGCTTAACGCCGGCTATTGCTTTGGCGTAGGCTGCGCTGATTTTTGCTCGCCTTTTGGGTTCATGACTTCTCCTGTGATCTCCTCGATCTTTTCCTGGATAAAGTCAAAGTCCTCACTTGGCAGTTTCAGCAAGCTCTTGAGTTTAGCGTCATCATCACCGGCGAAGTCGTCGCCATCAACCGTGACCACCAAAAACTTTATAGCGTTGTTTTTGATCTCGCTGATGGCGGTTGCCGGCAACTTGTCAAATCGCATGGTCTCTTTGATGTCGTCCTCGCTCATCGACTCGCCTTGAACCGCTCCGTTGAGGTCAAAGTTCGCATAAGCCAAGAACACCGCCTCGTTCATCTGCGACAGCTCTGCTGTGGCGTATGACAGCAGCTCGACATCGCAGCCAAGCACTGGTGTTGTAATTTTGATATTATCTTTGCTAATTCGTGGCATTCTCCTACTCCTTTGCTCGAATTAATATTTAGTAACCATGTTTATCAGCGTTGCGGTGATAGCTGCAGCGTCCTCGAGGCTGTAGTTCGCCTGGAACTTCGCGCTTCGCGTCTCGACTGCGTTGTTATCACGGCTTCGGCTGTCTTCGGTAATTGCTACGGTTGGGAAGTCAAACTGTAGCGTTGGGTGCTGGCCAGTGCCAATCTCCACCGCCTTATTTTCGGCGATAAACTGAATGGCCTGCGGTTTTCCGCTCAGACATACTTGTCGCACGTCCTCTTGCGCTGGGTAATAATCGAACGACCCGGTGACGTTCAGCTGCTGGTTCTGAATGTCGTCTGGCGTGTCTGTGCCGAACACATACTGCACGTCCAGGTTCTTTGAAATCTCAAGAGAGAATGATTTGATTTTTCGCGCTGGCGAAGCAGCAAGTCCTGCTGCGTTGTCGGCCATCTTAACCGCCAGGTTTCGCGCCAGGAACTCATGGCCGCGCGTGAATGCTGGCGGTGTGGCAGGAACCCACGGTTTTGATCGGCGGGACTTAAAGTCGATAGCTCTCATCAGGTAGTCGTCGATTGCTGCGGTGATTGTGAATGATTCAACCATTCCCAGCTCGTACGAATACTTCTGTTCTGGTTCTTTGACGAAAATGGACAGCGCGTCGTGGCTGTTGTTGTTTATCATCTTGAACACGTGCTGCTTCGCGCCGCTCTTATCGGTCGTGGTTGGAGCTTGACCGAACACGGCTCGCAGCTCTGCGCCGATAATGTGATCGAACACTTTGCCGTCGTATCCGCCCTCAGCGGTCACGTTGATAACGTCGCTGGCGTTGTGTTCTGAAATATTGCCGTAGGCACTATCGTTGTGAACGTACGTCGGCTTGTCGTCAATGCTCAGCGTTTTGGTCGGCACTGCGAATGTCGGCGTGCCGAGTGTGCCTCGGGTGGTTTCGTTGCCGATGTATATGGTGGTCAGTCGGCCGATAACTTTAGCCATTGTTTACCTCCTTGGCGATTTTCTCTTTTGCCAATTTTACAGCCTCCTCTTGCGAGGTAGCTTGGACTGATATTTCGTGACCCTCAAAATCAGGGAAGTAGTACGCTTCCTTGACACCAGAATCCGCCGGCTCAGGTGCAACTTCCGGCGCTGGTTTGGTTGGTTTAATATTTGGTTCTGCCATCGAGTTCTCCTCTGCTTTTAATTGTAGCACGGCAGAAGCTTTTTGACAGCTAGTACTTCTCCTGGATTTTTGGAGCGTAAATGTAGGCGGTCGTATGGATTGCTGCTTCAACGCTGAAAATGCCAGGCCCGCGCCGCTCCACGCCGATACCGAAGTCGACGCTCAGCGGCTGGTCTTCAATGCCGAGCATGACGCTCACCGATTCGCCGTCTGGTGTGGTTGCGTATGCTAGCTGCACTCTCTCGCGGAGCAGCCGCATTATGCTATCGTCGGTATAGATGAAGTTGTCGTCCTTGCCGGAGACAATCTCGTAAAGCTCCGTTGTGCCGGCTTCAACGTCAAAGTCGCGGCCTTGGTTAGCATTGATGTCGGTGATGACGCTGATGATGATTGCCATCTTGGTTACGTCATCGCCGGTCGAATCTGTTTCAAGCGTCATGCCATCGATGGCCACGCTCACAGCCGGCAGCATGCTCTTGCTGATCAGCAATGTGTCGCCGTAATACCACGTGCGAATGTCTGGGTGTGCTTTCGGCTTTAGATAATTGATGATGGCCGCGATCACTGGATCACGGTACTGCGCTCGGTTTAGTGGCATTATCCCCTCCTCGATTCTCGCACTTCGTCAACCAGCCACTCGTGAAAGAATTTCATGATTCGCCGCTTGTCCTGTGCGATTATTTTTAACATAACACGTCGCGGCAGCTTCCTGCGCGGTCGGTTGCTCTGATGGTATTTGAAGTATGGCGTTGGATTCCAAATCTCCATGCGGCTCACCTTGACGCTGGAACGAAAGTCCCCGCGCATTCTCCCGGTTCGCTGTAAAAGCGGCCAGGAGTATATCTGCGTTCTTGGTTGCCAGCCACCCATCAACGCGCCGGATACACCGAAATTCGCATCGGTGGTTTTTAACAGCTGCTTGCGGGATTTATCGAGCGGCTTGTGAAAATTTTCGAGGTTGGTTTCCAGCCCCATGAATTGCCGGGCTATCTGCGTGTCTCCCTCGACGTGGCCGGAGATATAAATCGCCATGACTACCGCCTCTTATTGAAAAACTCGACTTCGGAGCTTAGCGGCGCTCGGTTTCCCTTGATCCGGCCGACCAGGTCGCCGTCGCTGGCAAACGCCCCCGAGGTGGCTGCCGCAATGTTTGGGTCGGTCGGGTCTAGGTTGGCCGCGTCCTCCACCCACTCGTCAATCATATCTTTGGCGGTTTTCAGCTTCATATAGCCGTCTTTACTCGATCCGTCAACGTCGACGTTCGTTCCCCAGTCGCTAATCTGCAGCAGAGCGGCCGCGTACAGCCGTACCGCGTCTTCCCATACATCTGGGAAATTATCCATGTCCAGCGTCGCCCAGTTGTAAACTCGGGAAACTTTTCGCTTCAGCCAGTTCTCTGCCGACTTCCTGCGTCGCTCGATTTCTGCCTGCTCGATGGCCGAGAACTCGTAGGCCAGGATCACTCTGGCGTTTGGCTTCGGTGCTTTGACCAGGACGACAGCACCAGTGGCAGCGTCCACCGATTCAACCGCCACCGCGTCGTCATCGACGTAAGCGGTGACATCTGCCTTGGTGACTTCATCGTCACCGTCGCGGTCAACGATCGGTGCTTGTGATGCATAAAACACTCGGTTCGCGCCATCAACTTCACCGATGACGTGCTTGTCGGTGGTCTGCCGCAACAGTCCAGCTTCTCGCCGGATATCGTGCAGGGAGGTGAAGTTCTTGGCGCTCATGAAAGTTCTACGCCTCCGGTGCTGCTTCGGCAGCTTCCTTTTGCGCCTTGAGGGCTGCGACGATAGCGTCAGCCATCACCTGCTTGGTGACAGCAGTTTCGTTTTCGTAGTCCAGCTCGATTCCAAGCTCTTTGGCTTGTGCCACGACAGCTTCGCGTGGTTGCTTTTTAATGCTCGACGGAGTTGGCACTTCAACATCAGCGGCTTCAGCAGTCTCAGCCTCTTCGGCTTCTGCTTCGCCCTCGTCTGAAGCGGTTTCAACCTCGCCCTCGGCGACTTCTGGCTCAGTAGTCGTCTCAGTAGCTTCCGTCGCTTCTGAAGCGGTTTCGTCAAGGACAGTGACCTCGATGAACGCGTCGTCGAGCAAAGCTTCCAATTGCTCGTTGTCAACGTCAAACTCTTGTGCCTTGCCTGGTTGGATAACCAAGCCGGCGCGCCGCCTGGATACGCCGTTAGTGATTATCTCGTTAGATAACCGTAGTGATACTTTTGGCATTTCGATCCCTTTCTTATGAAGTTAGTTCATACTTAAATTGTAACACATAAAATCGCCCCCAGTGGAGGCGATTTCTCTGCGTGTCGGCGGTTAGCCTTTACACTTGATAGCGCGATGCCACAAGCCGTAGCCGAATGCGCCTCGCCAGTAAGTACCGAAGTAGTACTTTTTGTTCCACCAGCCTTTTTCGCTGTTCTCGCCGAGGAAGCTCAGTGGCTCGTACTCGCGTTCCTGGATAACGAATGGCTTGATTTCGCCGGCGACGTTGATCAAATACCAATCTTTATCAGCAGTTAGCTCGGTAGAAACCTTGACGCGAGCTGCGTTGTAGTTCGGGTTCTTGACCGCAACACCGCCCTCAACGATATTCTCGCGCTCAACGATTGCCTTTGCGGCAGCCTCAAGTTGTACAGGGACAACCAGCACCAAGTCGAGTTTCTTGTTGACGGCTTTACCCTTGTCACCCTTGAAGCTCAACATTGCCAGGCGAACCTTAGCAAAGTTCTCGGCTGTCAGCGGCGTGCTGGTAAAGTAGTTTGATTGAACGGCAGAGGTCTCTTCGTTGATCGGGTGGTCGGTATCGAAGAAGTTCTGGCCGTCGTAGCATGGCATGTTCTCGCCGTTTGGCATCAGCTCGCCATAGATTTGCTCGTCTGGGAATTCTTTGACTAGTTGGCCAATCGAGCGCGCAGTCGTCAAGTATTTACCGGTCTGGTCGTCCTTGATGTCTGAATGCTTGACTTCAACTGAATCTTCGAACTCGCGATTCGGCAGCGCGTATTTGTAGGCCTTGAGTTTCTGCGGCACGCGCTCGCCTAACATTTCGCGCAAACCGTGCATCTGACCAAGCCAGCCGTAGTCTTCAGCAGCGCCCTTTGACCTGACGGTCATTGCCAGCTCTGTCGAGCTCGATTCGGTCGCTTCGTAAGCCTCGAAGAAGTTGGTCAGGATTGATTGTTCTAATACTGGTTCCATGTCTTTTTCAATCCTTTATTAAACCGTTTTTAGAGCGATGCGGATTTTGCTTGAGCTCAGCACCTCGACGATGCGGCCGCACTCTTTGCCGGCATCGGCTGGCAAAGTCACCTTATCCACGGTTTGGTTATCTTTAACTTTGACATAAGCAGCGATGTCGCTCTGCTTTGCAGAGAACGCTGCGTTCACGGTGATCACACCGTATGTCCAGAACTGGACGTGGTCGGCAGTTTTGCCAAGCCCTGCGCCTGCTGAACTTGCAGCAACGCCGACAACTTTATCAGCTGTAGATTCAGCTGCGTTGGTTGCCAAGCCCTGCGCGTTCACACCGACTAGCGCGCCCTCTGGAATGCTCACGCCCGGCGCAAGCTTCAGATGACCGATGTTGTTCTCTTGACGAGCAACATCTTTGAATGAAGTGATTGCAGTCATTTCAAATCCTCTTATTCGTTACTTTTTACTCGAGCCATCGCCTCGGCATAGGCTGGTGACTTCGCTGCCAATTCATCGATCTGCTTTGTGGTGATGCCGTTGGCTTTTAGTCCTTCGACTTCCTCTTGTGACAGATTCTTGCTTATCGCTGCGTCGTCTTTGTCAGCGGCTTCGCCGTTCGTCGAGCCCGTCTGATTAAATTGTACACGCTTACCGCCCGCTTTTACAAGCTCCTCGAGCAATTCTGTTGTAGATAATTCAACTTTTTTGCCGTCACGGCTAAACTCGACGCGGCCGCCGGCTTTGCTCAGGTTCTGGTGCAGCTGCATGAACGCGTCCTTTTGAGCTGGGACAATCATGCCAGCGGACAGCATTGTCTGATAAGCGGTCTCAGCTTTGGCTTGGTTTCGCTCAGCGCGTAGCCGTGATAGTTCCTCGCGCTCGCTCCGGCTCAGGTTCTCTTTGTCGTCGCCATCGCTTTTCTTGTCAGCCTCATTCTCGTCGGCTTCGGCTTCGCCCTCGTCAGCTTTGTCGTCGCCGTCTTTGTCCTCGTCGGCTTCGCCCTCGCGAGACATGTTTTCTTTGTCGTCGCCCTCGCCCTCTTTTTCGTTCGGGTCTTTAGCGTCGGCAATTTGCTTTTTCACAGCCTCTGCTTGGTCGGCTGGGACTTCTACGGCTTCGCCAGCTTTAACGGTTTTGCTGACATCTTCGCCGTCGTCGTCTTTGACGGTGATGACCACATCGAAGTCGCGGTCATTGGTTACTTCGACAACCTCTGGCTCTTCGCCCTCGGTGTCTTTGCTGAAATGTTTGCGCATTTTTGCAAGCTCCTCTACTTTATTTTTACTAAACATCACGACCGCATTTGTCCGGCGATTGAAGTTATCGAGGTAGGCTTCGGCTGCCTCTACCTCGTCCCGCTTCAATTGCTCAGGTGCTTCTTCAAATGCGTTCATGCCAGTGATAAATGGGTCATTGACCAGAGCGACATGCTCCAGCACAATGCCGCGGTCGTCGCCGGTTCGGGTGTCGATGTAGTGCCAATTGAAGCACATCGATACGTCGAACACCAAGTCCTGCTCCAGCCGGTACAAAGCCTCGTAGTCGCGGATTTCTAGCGTGGCATACACGCCGTCGCCCGGCACAATTTCCAGCGCCACCACCTCGCCGGCGTTGTCTTTCGTGCCGCTCCAGTGATCAAACGGAATGCTCACTCGTGGCAGCGTTGGAATCTTGCCGCTTTGCTTGGCCTCAAAGTTGGCCAGCATTTCCTCGGCCCAGGCTTCGTCTAGCAGTTCGCACTCTTCGCCGTCGAGCGGAGAATACAGCTGGCCAAACGCCGCTATTTGTTTGCGGAAGCGGCGGCCTTTCCAGTCGCCCTCTTCGCCCTTATCCTTGGCGGATAGCGTGCTGCTGGAGAGCATCACTACCGTTCGTGTGTTGTTGCGTTGATTAATCTTTGTCATGACATTTTTCCCTCTGTTTTAACAATAGCATATTTTAATCACTTTTAGGTAGGTGGTTGCAGCAGCTGGCTTCCTGCTAATCCTCCGGCGATGGTCGGCATTCCGGTTATCTCTGGCTTCTCCTCTTCCTCGGCCAATATCGCAATCCAGATACAGCGGCATCTGAAGTGGATCGGCGTTTGCCATGGCGTGGTGGCGTATTCCTCTGGTGTTGTTACCTTTTCGTCCAGCTCGCGGCATGTCTGGCAGGTTCTCTTGTCCAGGATCGCCGAGTAGACGTATCGGTCGATATCCTCGTCGTATTTCTTGAATGTCTTGGTGCGGCCGGTGTTGATTGATTCGGCCACCGCCACGGTATTGCCTGGCTTGGTGTGAGCGGCCAAGTAGGCCAGCAGTGCTATCGCCAGGTCGTCCAGCACATCATCGATAGCTCCCTCCTCGCTGAAATGCCGGCGCGCCATCTCGCTCGAAGCCTTGCCGCCAACCAGTGCGGCTATCTCAGCCTCGACATCGCCGAATTGCAGATCGACAAATTCTTGCGCTCGGTCAGCGATTCGCTGCTTGTCGGTCTTGTCCGTCGCCGGCGCTAATTTGCCGAGTTCGTTCGCTGCTGCGGTTTTGCCGTAATTGAAGCCGTCTGTCATTGCTGTTTGAAGCGTTTTGAAGTAGCGTTGTCGCAATTTCTGGCTAACTTTGTAGCTCAGCTCCTTGCCTTGCTTTTCAAGCGTTTTGAGCGCTTCCGTAGCTTCGTCTTTGACAGCCTCGAATATCGATTCAGCCTCTGCGTCGAGCGTATCCTCGAGCGTGTCCATTTTCTTGTCAAGGGCGGACAGGTTCACGTTTTTCTCAGCGTCGTTCAGTTCGCGCCGCCATGTCGGTTCGGCGCTGCTCGATAAAAAACGGGAGGATTCCTCTGATCGTGACTTCTGCTCGAGCTTGGCTTCTGCTTGTGCCTTTTCAATCTCGCCCAGGTCAATGCCCATCTGCAAAGCCATGCGCTCCACAATCGATTGCACTAACTCGTCGGACAGGGCTTCTGGCCGCTGCGAGAGGATTTGGTTGAATGCGTCGGACAACATGCCGACCGTGCTGTCGGCCAGCTTAGCAAACTTGAACCGTGGATAGCTCGGCTTGGCAAAGTTCAGCTCCGTCAGGTCTGGTATCAGGTATGCGTTGATGTGGTACTCGACGTTCTTCATAATTCCCTCAAGCACCAGGTTGAGCAGGTCGGTCTGGTCTTTGCTCAATGCCCAGCTCCCGCTCGAGTTGTCGCCGAGCATGATCGCCTGGGCCAGCACGCTTCTGGTCATTTCGCGGTTGTGGTGGTCGATAAGCGGCATGATGTCTACGCGCTGGTTCGTGCCTGGGTTCGCCATCTGATAGCCGAACGGCAGCACCACGGCGCTGTTCATCTCGACCGTGTCAGATAGCCGCTCGGCCACGTCGCTCATCTGCTCAGACGTCGCTCGCTCGGCGGCGATGGCGGTGCGTGGCGGCACTGATCCGGATTGTGCCTGGAGACGGCCGAAGTAGTACAGTTTGTGTTTCTCCTCGCAGTGGTAGGCGGCCGCAGTGAACAAACTCTCGCCTTTGAGCCAGTTGCGCTCCTTGCTATTCGTGAACAGGAATGATTTCTCGACTGGTATATGGACTGGCTCTTCGCCGGGGTTGACTCGCTGATCCGCTCCGTCGAAACCGCCCTTGTCGTCGGTTCTGATGGTGATTGTGTTTGCGTTGTAGCCGGCAATCTTGCGATAGACGATTTTGCCATCGGCGTTTAGTGTGTAGACCTTTTCAAAGTAGCGGTAGCCCTCGCTCAAGGCTCGCAACATCTCAGCCAACACCAAGTGGAATGGCGTTGACATGCCGCCGCGCTCTGGCGGCAACTCGAAAGAATTTCTTACTAGTTCGGCCTGCTCGCCGGTCGGGTCGAATTCTTCGTCGGCTTCAATGGCCCACTCGCTCGCCAAAATCGGCAGCGTCAGCAGATTGTTGATCGCCAGGAACGTACCGTCAATGCTGCGCAACTTCTCAAAGTCGGCCGCCTTGAGCTTGCGGTTGTCCACCGCGTACTTCTCGTACAGCTTCTGCATCTTGGTCACTGCCGAGCCAGTTTGCTGGTCGAGCTTTGGCGGTGTCCGCTTGTCTTTTTTGTCTTTGGCAAATGTTAGGCTGATATTCATTGAGCGCGCTTCCTACTTTGTTATAGCTTTATAAAATCATTGTACACCATAGCCCTTATTTTTGTCGCCTCCTCGCCACGGCGATTCGCTGGACTTCAGCCTGTCGCACAAAGTTGGCGAACGCGTACATCAGGCTGTCGGCGCGGTCTGGTGAGCGGTGCAGGCGTTTCTTCAGCTGCTCTTTGGTCTCCACGGCGATACCTTGCCGCGTAATGTCGTAGCGGATTGCTGATAGCTCGGCGGCCAGCTCGGTAAATTCTGGCGGTATGTAAATATTGCCGCTCTTGAATCGCTCGGCCAAGTTCCACCACAGCTGCGAGCGTAGGTTGACAAACGTCAGCCCGGTATCGTCTTTGCGCGCTGATGAGTTGTTGAGTATGCCGACCACGCCGTCGATCTTGTCGTGGGTCAGTTTGTCCACCACACCGCCACCGAGGCCGTCCTCGTCAATGCCGATGAATTCTGGCGCTGGATAAATCATCTTGACGCGGCCTGCTGTTTGCTCGGTGTCTTCTTTGGAGTATGCGTGCTGGTTAGTGACAATGCTGCCCTTTCGCCTGGTGATGACTGTCTTGTCGTCGCCGAAGCGAGCCACGTCCACGCCGACGCTCAGCGGCTCGTCTTTGCTCTGTGCGGCCTGCAGCTCTGCCAGGCGCTCCGGTGTCATTGCCGCCTCGATAAATTCAAGCGGTATGAGTGTGTTGACCTCGGCCGTCGGGAACTGGCCAAGCACGCGGCTCTGGAACATCGGCGTGTCCACCCCCCAGCGCGTTATCTTGTCGGCGGCCCACTGCGGCGTGATCAGGTACGGCGCGACAATCTCCAGAGCCTCCTCGTCCAGGTTTTTCAAGTCCTCGATGGTCTCGATTCCGTTGTTCGTAAAGTTCGGCGTATCGAAGCAGCTGATTCGTATCTTGCAGCTTTTCGGATCGATGTGATGGCTGTTGTAAAACGTGCCGCTCAGCTTGGTGGGGTTTCCGATAAACAAAGCGTGCGCGCCGAGTGATGTCATGATAGCTTCAACGGCGACGAACGTTTCCTCGGACACACCGGCGGCCTCATCGACAATCACCAAAATGTTACCGCTGGCTGGGTGGAATCCCTGGATCTTGTCGGTGTCGTCGGAGCTAACGCCAATAGCGAACCATTCGTCTGAATATTCCAGCATGGTTTTCAGCAGGCGGCCGCTTCTCGCCATGGCGGATTTCTTGTGGACGGCGCGGATCTGTCGCCAGAGCAGCTCCTCGACCTGGCGGAACGTCGGCGCGGTGGTCACCACGTAGCTGTTCTTGTAGGTATTCAGGAACTGGTGAGCTGCTCGAGCGGCGAGGTGTGTCTTACCGATACCGTGGCAGCTGGCGACAGTCACGATACGGTTTTTGGCAATCGCTCGCAGCACGTCCTGCTGTTTCTCCCACAGATTATCACCGATGACATTCTCTACGTAGAAGTTCGGATCTCGTCGGCTGGCTTTCATGACGGCGGCGATGGCACGCGCCTCGTCAAGATTCGCCGGCCTTTTCATCTGATTCCTTGAGCAACTGCTCAGCTCGCTCGGCGGCTTCCACTAGGTTTAAGGTGTCGCGTTCTTGGTCGTCGGTCGGCTCGCTGGTCTTGTTGATGACGGTAGGCAGGCCTAGGGTTTTTCGTTCGCCGTCAATGGCAGCCTGCAAGGCGTAAATCGATTTAGTCACGTCACCTGTCTTTTTCTGGCTGTCGGCTCGCTTCAGAGCGTTCATGGCTGCTATCTGTGCGTTTCGCCACATGCCCAAGTGAGCGGTGTTTCGCTCGGATATCATTTTGGCGTGTTCGTCCATGGTCTTCTCGAGCGCTCTGTCCATACACACCTTGCGCTTCTCCGTCCATTCATGTTTTGCGGCGTAAATTGAAACTGTCCTATTACTTACCCCATACTTTTTGGCTATGCCAAGTATGGTCATCTTTGAGTTGGTCACGTATTCATGCTCAGCTTGAACCACGTCCCATTTATACGTAGGCACTGCTGTCTTTTTACGTTTTGTTTTCGTCGTACTGCTTGTCTTAGTCATTGATAGTTCCTCCTAGCCTTTTCTGTCTTAATAATACCAAATTTGTTTAATCAATGCTCTACTACCTCTTACGTGTGGCTACGTGGCTTCTGGTGCGATTGTTTAGGTTTACTACCTGTAAGTTTTCCACAGGCTACTCGTACTTTATGCGTATTTTATCCGTTTTTATTTGGAATAATGGTTGACTTTATCGCTCGTGTTTGCTAATATAAGAGTACAATCAATTAAACGAAAGGACTACCAAAATGACAACCTTGCAAAGCTACGACACACCACAGCTGCTACATATTCTCAATTCCAGGAGTGGCGGTATGGAGCTGGTCGGCACTGAATTCAAAAACATCGACGAGCTGGTTGACGCTACTCATAAAGAGCTTGACCGCCGGTTCGCTGAGCGTGGCGAGTTCGTCCGCCTGTCAAACAAAACTAAAAGCATGTGCGGCCCTGCCTACATCTGCGGCAAAATTATCGATGGTATTACCATCAGCACCTACTACGAGCATGACGCAGCCAAAGCTAAAAGCTACCGCCGCGTAAAGTAGCACCTGGCAAGATAGCAGCCGGCGGGGATTATCCGCCGGCTTTTGCTTTTGCTCGCTACTTCCGATTTTGCAGTAGCACTACCTCCCTCAGCGTTTTGGTTATTTCGTTGAGCAACTGCAGCCACAGTTTAGCGTCGCGCGCCTTGATTGCTCTTTGCAGCTCGAAGTACTGGTCGTCTGGATCGAGCGTCGAGTTTAGCCAATCCTCGAACATGTCGTCATTGAAGTATCCGTCTTTCGTCGACCATGGGAATACTGGCTTGGTGTTCTCCGGCTTCTCCGGCTCGACCTGTTTGGCTTTTTTACGGCGAGTGCCGCGCTTTGATCTGTCGTAGTCGCCGCGATCAGCTTTATGGAATACACACAGCTTGTCGTCAAATCTCACACAGAGCCTGCCGCATTTTTCGCATGATGGCCACATGGTTAGATCTCCTCGCTTTCAGCCATCTCAATGGCCAGCTGTAATACCGCGTCCAGTGCGGTTTTCCCAATAGCGTACAAATTGCCCTGCATTGGCTGGCCTGTGTCGTTGATGTAGCCCACCATCCAACCGTTTTTGAATATGTTTGGCTTATCGGCGATGAGCGTCAATACGCCAGAACAGCAACTATTAGTAATGCGGTTTGGCAGCTTCTCCAGCAAATAGCCAACCGTAAATCTCGGCGCTTGATCGAACCGATAGATAAATTTAGGATCTTTGACAACTTCTGGATTGTCACCCTCGCGCCGGATAAATAGTCTATCCTCCGGTATCCAGTCCGGCTTCAGCTCGTGCAGCTGTTTGCAAAGGTCGAATGTGCGTAGCGTGACCATCTACTGCTTCTCCGCCCCGTATGCATCGTCTATCTTTTTAATTAGCTTTGGGTCGTTTTCTTTCATGTCGTCATACTCTTGGTCATATTCACAGTAGTCCGTTATATTCCTAATCTTTTCGGCTGCGGCGGCCATGTGAATAAGATTCTGGGGATCAAGATCCCAACTCAAGCCAGGATTTATTTGATTAAGGTGAACCGTCAAGTCAATAATTAGGTTGTGCATGCCGAGGCTAGTCTGCGGCAGCTGCACTGTTTTATTTTCTGATTCCATTTTCAATCTCCTTATTTGTATGGGGCGTGGCGCTTGTCGCCGCCACCCCTGTAGTTTTATTATCGTCCATTCGCTTCTAAGGCTTTGCGAACCTGGACGCCGTCCATGCCGACCGCCATCATAACAGCTCGGGTGTGGTCGCGTTCCAGCTTCTCTCGCTCTTTTTCAGTTAGCTCTCGGTCGTCATTTGCGGTCATTTCCTCTCGCAAAAAGTCAGGCATGTGTAGCTGCTGCTTGATGACGAATGCCGTGCTGAGGCTGTTTAATATTTGGCGGCGTTCTTTGCGAAACGCCAGCAGATAAATGTTTGCCGCATGCTCGGTCTCGATGAATGTCGCCTTATTGCACTCAAATGCAAAGCCGGTTGGTTTATCGTTGTAGTACAATACATTGAGCGTTTTATGGTCTTCGTCCATTCCAAAGTTCATAATGACGCGAGCGATGACGCTCACTTCATCTTTGGTCAGTCGGCCGAGTATGAGCCTGCGCTCGGTGATCTCGTCGTTTGTGCCAGCCAGCACTTTGTCGAAGTCCAGGTGTTTCTTCTCGCAAATCTGCCGCAGGATTCTGCGGGCGTTTTCTTTTTCCCCGCCAACGCCCGAGCGGGCGAGCGCAACTATTCGCAGGCTATGCTCGTCGAGCTTCGATTTATCACTCATCATCACCCTCGTCATTGTCTTCGTTTCTTTTCTCGATCTCCCAGCCGATGTACGATCCCGGCGCACGATTTTGGCGAAGGCCTAATGTGCCGTTATCGTTTTCATTGTCAATCTCTGGCAGCGGCGCTTCCGGGTCATCAATCACGCCTAAACACAGCAGATATTCTCTGCGATATTTTCGGCCGGCGCGAATCGCAGGGCCTGGCTCGCTGTAGTAGGCGATCGCTCCTGGGTTCACTGGGCCAGCCAGCGCCGGTACAAGTCTGTGGCTTCTCAGGTTGTACACCAGATACCATTTCGTTTGAGTGAGCTGATCCCACTTCGGCTTGAAGCCGGTCTGGAGAGCGGCGCGCTGGATTCTGATTTTGGCGAGCCGAGCCACGCGGGCGCGGTAAGCCTCCTTGCCGGTTTTGAAAATTAAACCTAAATTTCGAAGTTCGTTGTCGGATTCGTTGTCTATCCAAACCTTTTTAGCCGGTACCATTTGGCCGTTTAGATACCAACAGTAATCGCCTTTGACTGGCTTGAACGAGATGTCGCCTGGCGTCAGCTCTACTAGCTGAAACCAGTAGCCGAAGTTCACGACTTCGCCTGTGTCGAAAAAGTATTCTCTTTCGTTATTCTCGCCGCTTTTATTAATCTTAAACATGCCGACACAGCCTTCCTCAACCTCGAATATGTCACCGGCTTTAGCGTTCGGCAGATCGTGCTTCAATCTGTATTGTGTCATTTCGCCTCCCTGATTTTGTGTTCTGAATTTATTATTGAGGCGAGCGTTGGCGCGTACTCTGCGTCGAGCTTCTCCCAAGTCGGCCGCGCCAAACCCCAGCAGCCAAAATGCCCGAACATCGCCAGGCTTTCACAGCTTGGATTACTGCTTCCGCCCAGATCCAGGTGCTTAATCATTCCTGCCGGCGATAGGTCGTAGCCGTAGATAACGTCGATGTCTTCGCGCAGCAAGTCTCGCACCTCGAAGCTTCCGTCTTCGCGGTAAAGTGTAGCAGTGACTTCCACCGGCCGTGGATAGCCGATGGCGTAGGCTAGGCGCGTCATGACGGCTACTGGCCTGAAGTCGACGATAGCAGCGTCCTGCGTGATATCGTTTCGGTAATACATCAGGCAGCGAATCGCCAGGTGTCGTGCCATGTACGCGCCGCTCCGGTCAACTTTGGTGAAGTCTTTGCCGCTGAAAGCTCCGCCGCCGATCGGCACTCGCGGGCCGTAGTTATCGATGGCTAGCTTGCGGCCGGTTAGCCCGGTGTCGGCATCGAAGCCGCCAATATTCCAGTCGCCCGCCGGATTTATCAGCACCGACAGGGTATCTGCTGCAGCGACATCGTAATCAAGCAGTATTGTCGATAGCCACTTCTCGATGATGTTTTTGATCTCGTCTCGGCTCATGCCGCACCAGCTGGCGACGATCGATTCAATTTCATCGTCGTCGTTGAGTGTCACCTGCGTCTTGCCGTCCTGCAGGTGATCACGATCAGCCCTCAGGTAGTGGCTCAAGCTTCGGGCCAAACAAACTTCAAGCGGCATCAGCTCTTTAGTTTCTGTGGTGGCGTAGCCAACCATCACGCCTTGATCACCAGCGCCGTTATTGTCAACGCCGCGTGCAATCTCGGGGCTTTGCTCGACGACATTCACGATGATTTTGGTTTCGTCATTATCGATAATCTTGCGAGCGATTTTCTCATAGTCGATTTTGGCTGTCGTGGTCACTTCGCCGCCAATCACTAGCAGGCCGTGTCCACCGAATGTTTCAACCGCCACCCGCGACTTCGGGTCTTCGCGCAGGCAAGCGTCGAGAATCGCGTCGCTTATCCGGTCGCATATCTTGTCCGGGTGGCCCGGAGCCACCCATTCTGCTGTCGCTCTCATGTTAGCCTCGTACTTTTGTCAGCAAGACAAATCCGTTACGTTTGACTTCCTTGACCTGATATCCAGCTGGCACTGCCGACTCGGCCTTGTGCTTCAATCCCTTTTTCGTCGAGAAGAAGTAAATCGTGTGCTTCTGCTTATTTCGCAGCGTGGTGACGTGGCTGTACAGGTAGTACGTCACGCCTCGACTGCTTGTGTATTCAAATGGTTTTGCTTCCATTTTTCAGTCTCCATTCTTATTATGTTATTTTACCTCTGGTGTCGCCGCTTCCCAATCGTCCTCGCGACCAATAAAGCGAGCGTAGCGCTTGCGCACCACATCGACATATCGCTCGTCAAGTTCCATTGTTCGGCAAATCCTACCAGTCTGTTCGCAAGCGATAAGAGTTGAACCCCCCCCAGCGAATAGATCGAGCACCGTCTCGCCGGCTCGGCTCGAGTTCAGAATTGCTTTGGCGGGCAGCTTTACTGGCTTGCTTGTCGGGTGTTCATACCCCATGACGTTCTCGCGGCCAATCTTCCAAACGGAGGTGTCGTCCTCCTCTTCCTCGGTCAGCAGCGACTTCGCCCAGTTCAGCAGCTCTGCGTCGCTTGGCTTAAATTCCCAATGCGTGTACTGCTTGCGGTCGCCATAAAACTGGACCGATTTTCCGTCAGGGACGGCGTAAAGGATAGGCTCGTGCTTCCACCGGTAGTTGCCCCACCCCATGCTTGCGACCGGCTTCACCCAGATAATCTGGCAGCGTACCCCGTAGTCGTTTTCGTTCAGGGCGTTTTCAAATTCGCGGTGCGTTCGGCTGGCGTAGCAAACGTACGCCGGCGCTGTCGGCTTTGAGGCGAACTTCATTGTGGAGAACACCGCTTCCAGAAACTCCTGGAATTTCGCGTCGTCCATGTGGTCATTCTTGATCGTGTTGCTGGTATTCTTTCCCCGTCCGGCGTAGTTCACGTTGTACGGGGGATCGGTGAATACCATCACCGCTTTTTCGCCGGCCATCAGCTTCTCGACATCAGCCTCGCTGGTTGAGTCGCCGCACATGATTCGGTGCTGGCCCAGCTGATAAACCGCTCCGCGCTTTGACTGGTAGGTCTCCTCGATTTCGGGGACTTCGTCCTCGAACACTTCCGGGTCTTCCGGAATATCGCCGATTATTTCAGCGATGGTCTTGACCGACTGGTCTTCCGGAATCGTCAGCTCGCCGAGCGTTTCAATGTCGATGTCGAGTTCTTGCGCCAGGTCGGCCAGCTTGTCTTCCTCGTAATAGCCATACGCCATGTTGTCGCGCATCGCCCACTCGAACGCCAGCTTCGGGTCGTCCGTGTCGAGGATCGACACCCACACGTCCGTCACCGCCAGTTTTGCAAAGGCTCGCATTCGCATGTTTCCGCCGACAACGATTCCGCTGCGGGTTACCATGACCGGCTTGATTTGGCCGTCTGGTGTGATGGCTCGAGCTTTTTCGATATCGCGGATCAGCTGATTGAGCTTCGCCGGCTTGATGTCTCGCGGGTTCTTGTCCCACGGGGTCAGGTCAGCGAACTTCGCGTAGGTGCGGCCGTCTTTCAGTCGCGTCTTAATCATCGGCTTTGCCTGTAGTTACTTTTTTTGATCGGCGACGGCTGATCCGCCCCCCCCCTAGCACCGGCAATTCGTGCCAGCTGCGGGTTGGCCGCAAAGCCTCCCGTGTTGCCGTTTCTACCGCCGATTCGTCCGATATCGCGATAGAAGTTCGGATTGTTTTGTAGGTTTTTAGCCGCGGCCTTTTTGCCGCCGGCTACAGTTCCAGCCATTGTGGTAGCTCCTTTCGTTTAGTTTATTGTGCTTATCATTATAACGCTTGCTACCCCATATTTCAAGCCCTCCACTTGGGATTCTTGAAAATAAACAGCCGGCTTGGATTTTTATTTTTCTGTCGCCGTCTCTGTTCCATGGTCGAGTTTTCCACAAGTTATCCACAAGTTTTCCACAGGCTTGATTTGACGCGGGGGGGGTGGTGAGTTATCATGGTGGCATGTCGCTGAGCATTGTAGGCTCGCAAATCTCTAACGGGGGCGACGGTAAGGATATTAAAAAGCAAAAACCCAGAGCTGCTACTCTGGTTGTGTTCTTGCTGTCTTGAGAGACGGTAAGGATATTACTCTTTAATTGTAGCATGCTTGGGTTAGAAAGGCAACACCTAAATGTACAGAACAGTACAGAACAGGACAGCACAGACGGCCTGCGCTACCTTGTCGGAACTGCACATAAAAAATGGGCTTGACAATAAAAACAAACAAGCTAAAATTACTGTTTACAGTGAGGGGAAATCAAAAAAATCTAAATCTCGCAGGGGCATCACCAATTCTGACGCGAGGTCTTTCGTGATGTCATTAAACGAACGAGTGTTCTGCGATAGGCGATATTTGCCGTTTTACTGCAACGCCGTTTTGAAACTCGGCACACAGAAGCTTCTCTACCTGCAATCGATGGCTCTTGATCCAACCGTCAAAAGTCCCGAACGTATGTTCGCTTGGCTACTCAAGCAGGAGCTGGAGGCTATCAAGTGAGCCGCGCCGATACTGACGCTCGCGCTCATGAGATGGAAAGTCGCGGCGTTGACATGTCATGGTACTGGCGCGCTCGAGCGAAGCAGCGAAATGAAGAGCCAGAGGAGCTAAATCCGGATGATGGTGCTTCTGGCGAAAGATGCAGCTACATCACCATGTATTTTATCGAATACCATCAGGAATCGACAATCGATTGCTACGCTCACATTTTTACTGTCAAAACCGCTGACGGCAAAAAGCACCGGCTGGCCCAGCGTCGCCGCACAAACAAGACAGGCGATCCTGTCTACTGGTGTTCGGCCTGCGGTCGAGTTTTCAAAACTTGGGAGGAGATTCACGATCATCTCGAGTTTTCCACAACCCCATAAAAATCTCGAATAATCTTTGCTGAAAGTGTTGACTTTATCGCTCGTGTTTGCTAATATAAGAGTACAATAAAGTTAACGAAAGGACTACCAAAAATGCTTTCATCATATC